TGCCTGAGGGCGGTGGGATCTTCGTTGGCGGCCAGCCGCTCCTGGCGAAGAAGCGGGAGGTACTCGGTAGCGGTGGGGCTGATGAGCGGCGCCGCCACTGTGGCCGTGCGCTCCTCGAGGGTGATGGGGCGGATCAGGTCCGACGGCAGAAGCGCCACACCACCGGTGAACACCGAGTTGGCGGTATGGCCGGTGGTCGAGCTGAATGTGACGCTGACGCCATGGGACAGGGCCTGGGCCGAGCCGGTGATGTTGACGCCGGTTGTCCAGGCGCCGCCATCCTTGTTCCACCTGAACACGTCGGGTGTGCCAGGTGACGTGATCTGCACCATGAAGTAGGAGCCCACGGTGAGGGTGTAGTCGCTCACCGAGAAGGTGGCGTCGTTGTCGTCGGGCCCCTCATCCACGCCGGCCTGGGCCTCGTAGGTGATCGTGTCGAGACTGCCAGGGAGGTAGAACGAGACCTTCTTCTGTAGAAGGTAGATGTCGGACATCTTCATCCGTAGCGAACGAGCCACATCGGACAGCGAGACCTGGACAGCGCCAAAGATGTCTGTGTCGTCGACAGCGAGAGAGCCCTCTCCGCGGTTGCGGGTGGCCACGATGGCTGCGACATGGCGATGGATGTGATTGAGCGTTACAGCCATTACAGGCCTCCCACGGCGGGTGATGCGATGCGAGCGTTGAGCTCAGATCCAATGATAGCCTGCACGTTTTCTTTCGCGGCGGCCAGGAGGAAGTTGGCGTCGTCGCCCTGGTCCCTCGAGTTGAGGGCATAGGCAGCGGCGAGCTTTCCCACTGCGTCCAGGGCGTCGGGGATCAACAGGTAGTCGGTGGTGTTGACGAGGTTGGGGAGCTGCGCTTCGTAGGCGATTCGCATGTCCATGGCGGCCGAAGCGCCTGTGCCGAGGTCGATCGAGTTGTCGATCCATGCATAGCGCTGGACTACAGCCTCAGGCTCCACGTCACCAACACCATGGCGCTCGCTTCGGAGCTGTGAACCGTAGCGCGCGGAGGCGGGCGCCTTCGCGAACACGAGACGGGGACGCAGGAAGTCAAGCGGGAGGACATGGGCCGTCCAGATATCACCGAGGGTGTGGCCGGTCGATGCCGCCCACTGAATCGAGAGGCCATGGGATAGCGCCACCGGGCTGGTACTGACATTGACGCCGGTGGTCCAGGAACCACCATTGCGCCTCCAACGGAACACGTCTGGGGCGGCGGCGGTGGTGATTTCGATCTCGAAGTACGACGGGATCGAGGCGGTGTGAGCCCCGGTCCAGGTGGTGTCGTTGAGCCCCACACCGTCGAAGTCCGGAAAGCGAGGGCGCTCGAGCCAGAGCCTAGTGGTGCCGATCGCTACCGTGAAGGTTGGGATGATCCTCGTGAGGAGAGTGACGTTTCCGGCGCGCAGCCAGCGAGCGACGTCGCGATAGGCGAGGTTGATATATGGCTTCAGTGTGGCGTCATCGAATGTGTCGCCAGAGGCCGTGTCGGTATCACCGATGAAGAACCTCGCCAGTTCGTTGACGTCGCTCAGCTGCGCCAAAGGCTAGATCTTCTTTGTGTTGAGGCCGGCGGGTTTCACCGCATCGGCACGCTCGAGCCACTCGGAGATGATGGTGTTGCAGTGGCGGCACTTCTTGGCCGCGATCTTGATCTGCTCACCGCACGCCGGGCACTCCTTGTCGTTGCTGACGCTACCCACGCCGTCGGCCCACTCGGGCGGCACCTGGAGAAGGCCCTTCGTCATGAGGTACCTCACGGCCTTCCGCGCGGTGTCGCTGACGTGCTTGCGGTCCTTGTTGAACCTGATGAAGTTGGAGTCGCTGTCGCGGTAGAGCTGGATGTAGGTCTTGGTGAGGGTGTCCTCAGCAGCAGCGAGCTCTGCGTCGGTGGGGGTTTCACCTTCGGGGATGAAGAGGCCGTAGGCGAGGAAGCCTCGGTTGTACACGTAGTCGCGGGCCACGGCAGCCGCCGTGTGGATGCCTTCCTTGGTCTTGAGCCAAGGCTTGGAACCGCTCTCCACACCCTCCCAGCCCTCGGGCACGGTGTCGATCTTCGGGAAGATTGGCGTGCGACCATAGGCCGCCGGCGCGATCTTCGGCGAAGCGTACTTGTCACCTCGAGTGGTCGAGTCGATCAGGACTCGATCGGGGTTGACAGAGAAGATGTAGGCCGTTGCAAGGTTATCCGCCACTGACGTTTGTCTCCTGCTGCGGGACGTCGAGTCCCGACAGAATGATTGTTGGCCTGGTCAGGAATGCCGGCATGGCATCCTTGGCCATCGCCTTGTAGTGCTCCTTCGACCTCTGCTCCCGCTTGGCTTCTTCGAAGGCTGCGTTGTTGTTCATGGTGCGAATGTCGCGATCGAGGGCGGTCCTGTGGGCATCTACCACATACTTGCAGTAGGCGATGGTTGGAGTCAGGTACCTGCTCCACATGCCACACATTCCGCACCGCGGGGGCTTGCCCGGCGGAACACCGACTGGCGGAAGGCTTTCGCGATTCGCGAATCCCCAAAACCAGCCCGATGGCGGGATTCCGCACTCGCAGATCCCGACCTCTTCAACGACGTCGATACTGACGAAATCGCCTCGACTGGGGTAGTCGCCGAGAACCTTGACGAGGCGGCCGGCGGCAACCTCGGATGTGTCGGAGGCCCACTGCAGCATCGTGCCGTAGACTTCCGGTGGAATCCATGTCTCGATGTGCCAGCGCTGTGTGGCCCTTGGATACTTTGGGACCATGCGCGGTTCCACCACACGCCTGGCGAGGCCGAGCTTGGGATCGAAGTCGTGCCATTCGCCGATCTTCACGGCGAGTCGATCGCCGCCCCAAACCAAACGGTACTGTGGCTCCCCGAACCGGTTGGAGCCCTGATCCCGTAGAAAGTCCTGAACACCATCGGGAGCTTTCATGGACTTTACATCCAGTGGAATGATTCGCATGAGAAGCGGGGGGCCTTGCGACCCCCCTGACCCTTTCCGGAGCGCGAGCTCCTAGTTGCCGACTGGGGAGATCAGGATCTCCGAACCAGCCTTGCCGGTGGCTGTGTTGGAGGCATGGGCCGTACCCCACGTCAGGGTGCTCGAGAGCGTCAGGGAACCGGTGAGATCCTGAGCCGTGAGCTGTGTGGAGTCGTTGGTGACAGTGACCGAGCTGACTGTGTCCACGCCATACGTGAGAGAACCACTGGCCTCGATGACACCGGCGGCGCCGGCGGTCGTGACTGTGGCCTCACCCTCGAGCTTGAAGCCGCGGGTGCCGGTGATTGTGGACGAGGCGATCGTGCCGGAAGTCCACAGAACCGACGAACCGAGCTTCACCTGGAGGGTGATGTTGGGCGTGCCGGTGTTGGCGATCTTGCCGAGGATCTTCCAGCGGATCTTGGCTCCGACCTGGTTGATGCGGGCCGCCGCGATCACGAGACCGGTGCCGTCGGCCGCAGCGCCGAGGATGGAAGTCTCGGTTGTGGTGTTGGCGATGGCCGATGTGTTGGCCTTGGCCCTGTACTGCACGACCTCGAGGTGGGCGGTGTCGACTGGCTTGAGCGGTGTAGCGAACTTGATCTTGGGCATTGATTGTCTCCTTCTAGATGGAAAAGAGAGGGGGCCGGTTTACAAAGGCCCTGACCCCCTCATCTCACCGACTAGCCGTAGGTGGGCTCCGTGATGCCCTTGATGTAGCCGCCCTCGCGCGGGTCGAGCACGAAGAGCTGCTCGGCATTCACGAGGTAGAAGATCTCGGCCGAGCCGTAGCCGCCGGAATCACCGTAGATGGGCAGACGCTTCGAGCCACCCATCTGCAGGATCGTGGTGTCCTGGTAGGTCGTGCGGCGCCAGTTCTGCGTGTTGAGGAAGTCGATGCGCGTGCGCGAGCAGTTGCGCGAGGTCTCGACGGCGTAGCCGCTGATGTTCCTCTGCTTCTTTCGCGAGAACGTCAGGTCGATGCTGCCGTTGTCCGCAGACAGGTTGATGTTGCTAATCTGCTGCATCTGCATGACCCACTCGGTGTGGTTCTTCGGATGCATGTACCACATCCACCTGCCGTCGGCGAACATCCTGGAGCCCTTGAGCATCTCCATCTTCGTCTCGAGCATGAGCGGGTGGGCGGGAGTCAGCGTGCCCTGCGCGTCGACAGAAGGCGTGACGAGCTCAGGGTAGGTCGCGGTGGACAGGCCGAGCCAGGTGCGAGAAGCACTGTCGTTGGCGTTGTACTGCAGGCCGTAGGTACCGACGGGGTTGGCGCCGGAGAGGCCGTCGACAACCACGCAGTCGCCAGTGGTCGTGCCGCTTGGTGCAGCGTCGAGCGTGATCGTGTTGGCAGTGTCGTTGAGGGTCGTGATGCGCGCGCTGCCGCGGTTCGTGGCCAGGGTGGAGTCGTAGATCTGCACGACCTGGTTGTGGCGCAGGAGCTGAGCGTAGTAGGGCGACGCGAGGGTCAGGGTGTTGGTCGAGACCGAAGCGACTGTGGCCAGAACGCCGTCGCCGGCGCACTGGGCCTGCTTGTCCTTGTGAGCTTTGAACTCCGTCATGGCGTCCGCGACGAGGCCGGCCACCACGTTGGCGATTGCAGTCTCGCTGGACTTGCTGAGGATCTGAGTCTGCAGGGTGTACTCGACACCCAGCTTGTACTCGAGAGGCACGATGGTTGCGACCTCGAACTTCGGAGCCGAGCCGCGACCGAGATCGCCGCCGTTGAAGTTCGCATGGCCGAAGTCGCCGCCGGGACGAATCTTCAGTGGGATTCGCATCGAGCGCGTCGACTGGTTGTTCACCGGGACCTTCTGGAAGAGCGCGAAGAGCGAGTCTTCGTACTCATACATGTCGTCGACGACAGGCAGGACCTTCTCGAGAAGGACCGCTGCGATGTCGTTGGTTACGAGAGCTGCCATAGATAGTCTCCTAGCTCAGCATGGCCGCCAGGGCAGCGCGCGCGAACCCACCAGGGCCCTTGACACTCTGCTTCTGGCTGATCGGCACCACGTTGGATGGCGCCTGAGGGGAAGCCTGCTGAGTTGGCTGTGGTCGAACCGCAGCCGGTTGCGCGGGCGCCGGCGTGGGCTTGGCCGGCTGAGCCGACTGCACCTTGGCGGGACCGCGGAAGTGTTTGGTGTAGAACGAGAGTGTCGAACCGATGTTGGCCGGGATCAGCGTCTTGGCCTGGTCCCGGAAGAATGCGTTGATGCGCTCCCTATGGGCGGCGTCGAAATTGCCGTTGGCCACGAGCTGCTGGACTGTGGCCACGATGGCGGGATTCGCCTCGAACGCGGCCAGGACCTTGGGTGCGACCTTGCCGACGATCTCGCCGACAATTTCCGGATCGAAGACGTCCTTGCCCACCTGGCGTTCCACGTAGTCCCTGATGCCGCGATCGAGAAGCTGCTGTCCATCGTTGCGGAGCGTTTCTTCGAAACTCCCCACGATCTGGTTCCAGCGCTGCTCTTCTTTCTGCTTCAGCTGTTCGTTTTCTGCCTTGAGCCTCTGAACGTCGGGGTGTTCCTGCGGAGCCGGGCGCTGACGCAGCGGAGAGCCCTCTGGGAACAGGTGATTGAACACGTTCTTGGCCGACTCGGCCAGGATCTGATCGTCTTCTGTGGCCGCCTCGCCCTTTGCCTGGACGCGACCAACCACACCCTGGAGAATCGCCGCATAGTCGCGGGATGATCGCTGGAGGTAGGCCTTCGGATCGATATCCGGCCAGTGCTGAGCCACACTCCTCACGAGCTTGTCGGCAGCCTCCGCGTCGGTGTTGGCCAGTCCCGTGAGGAACTGCTGCGGGCTGCTCTTGAAATCGGTCATGACTCGACCGAATAGAGTGGCGTCCTCGAGGATGTAGTCCAGCACCTCATCGGTCGGAGCCACGGTACGAACCTTGGCTGCGAGCTCCGGCGTGATGCCGAGGTCCTTCATCTGACGAAGGCCATCGATGGTGTATCCCGACTCCTTGACAGCCTGGTCGCGGAAGTAGGCGTTGGCGAGATCCTTCTTGATCTCCACAGGCAGGTTTGCCTTGTTCAGCGCATTCCGGATCGACTCATGAGCCACCGCCTTCTGCTCGGGGGTGGGCTCGGGCTCGGCTGCCTTCTTCTCACCTTCGGGAGTCGCCGCTGCCTGCTCGGCCGGCTTCTCCTCGACAGGGGGATCTGATGGAACGACCTCAGGGTCTGGGTCTGGGGTTGTCAGCGCCTTCTTGGCCATCTCCTCGAAGGACAGCTTGCTCGCGTCAGGCGTGCGCGAATCCGCCTGAGGAACTGTTGCAGGGTCGGGTGCCGCATTCGCATCACCGACTGGCGGAACGACCTCTTCGACCGCGGCGGCGGCCTTTGGGGTTGGTTCCGGCAGATATGCAAGGTCAAGGACGCTCATGGAATCTCCATAGGCCCCTACTACCCCTTTAACGGCGGGCGAATCCGATCGGGCCTGTAGGTATATTGTACCACTCTCGAACTAGTAGGTCTGGGCGGTCCCTCGCCAGGCAGAAATGCACCCGAAGATGTTACCGCTGGTATATGCCGTGACGTGGATTCGAACCCAATTGTAACGTCCGAGCGTGTATGGCACGGTCGATTCTGCCGGGTTCGTGATGGTGGTGGACACCGACCATGGGCCTGTGGAGGTTGGCGCCTGTTCCACCGTCACGGTAGCCACAGCGCCAGTGACGTCGCTGTACACCTTGACCACCACGATGTCCGACGTCTCAGTGTTGTAAGGCGCGCTTACCTGCTCATCGGCCGTGTACAGGCCATAGGAGTTGGAGTCGGTCGCGCCACACTTGATACCGCCGATGTTCTGCGTGGTCGGGGTGGTGGACTTGAGCATGCGGGTGCCGTCGGCCAGCGCCGGCGAGGCGAGGCCCACGAGCAGCGAGGCGAAGACAATGAGCTTGGCTGTGAATTTCTTCATTAGAATCCTCCTGGGATTGGCGGCTGCGCGATTTCCTGCGGCATACCGCTGCCGGGCGGTGGGGCAGCTCCAGGCTGGCCACCGGCGCCAAGCTCTGCCGGGATCATTTCTGGGGATGGAGGCGGCATGCCCATGGGGCCGCCACCTGGCATCGGAGGAGCTCCGGGAGGCCCGGGCATAGGCGGAGGCGCCATGGCCATCTGATGCTCCATGTAGTGGAGCACGACATTCTGGACCGCGCTGGGATTCTCGCGCTGCAGCTTCTGCGCTGCCGGCGTCTCGATCCACGCAGAGATCGTCGCCATGTGGTTCGCATGATCCTCAAGGGGATTCACCGGGACAGAGCTCGTCCACTGCGGGACCATCTGGCCCGTCATTGGGTCCGGCACATATCCGATCAGCCTTGGTTTGCCGGCGATGAGCTCGTCGATTTCGCGCGACTGCTTCTCTCGAGCGGTTTCACCGGGCAGAATGAGCTTCAGGCCGAGGAGCGACTTCACATAGGGAAAGTTGATGGGGTCCTGCGCGGCGCCTGGGCCGCCGGTGGGCGGAGCGAAGGTGTTGTTCATCATCGCTTGCATCACAGTCTCGCGCTGCTCGGAGGGCGAGATCGGGTACTGCTCGTCGGACTCTGGCGCCACCCAGGCATTGCCCTCGAGGGCAGCCTTGCTGATGATGTTGTTGCGCCAGCCGGCGCCATCTCGCGACGGCACGCTGACGTCCTCGTCGGGGCGGTGCTGCTTGTAAAGCTCGACCACCAGCTTGGCGATTTCCACGTAGGCGCTCTTCAGTGAACGCCAGGGGATGCCGACGCGACCGAGGCTCTGGTCGCGCATCATCTCGTAGCCAGAGGCCGTGCGCTGCGACGGGGTGGCGGCGCCCATCATCGCGGGCTGCGAGCCAGCGAGGAACTGCGGAAGGCCCATCGTGAGGTTCTGGAGTAGATCGAACGACTGGTTGGGCATCGATGGCCCACGGGATTCGAAGATGCCGCGCCCCGGATCCTCGCCCATCACTGGAATCATGTCGCCAGGAAAGGGCTGCGAGTGCTCGACATCCTTGGCCGCCATCACCGATGCGCTGACGAAGATCTTCGGCATCGAGTGGCGCATATTGTGGATGAAGAGGCTGTAGCCGTCGTTGACGGCATCCTGGATGTCGAGAAGACAGTCTCCGATCGCCGGCCTGATCTGGCTGTCTCCAGGGTAGGCATGGGAGATCACCCACACGTCATCCATGGATTCGCCCACTAGATCCAACACGACTTCGTTGACGCTGATGACACAGACGCCGGTCGGGTACCGCTCGGCAAGTGTCTTGCGAACAGGGTCAGTCTTCGAGAGGCGGTAGAAGAGGTGGGGCCTGATCCAGGTGCGGGTAAGCTGCACGATGTTGGTCGCGCCGGCGGCGGCCAGCCAACTCATGCCGATTGCGTTCCTACGGAGAATATCCTTCTGAGCCTTCTCTTCAGGATCGGTGTCGAAGATCGACGCGTCGGACGCCACGATCTTGTCCTCGTGCTCTGGATAGAGGGCTTTGATGTCGCAAACGTCGTGGTAGGTGGCGAGCTGTAGGTAGGGGAACTCGGACTGCGTTTTGCACTGCGGCGGCAGACGGAGATCCATCTTGCCGTAGATCTCCATGACCTCGCCGCCATTGGGGATCTCTTCGACGCCGACAATCTGAGGAATCACGGCCCCGGACAGCGGGTCGATGGCCTCCTGGATGATCGGCTTTTTAGTGGTCCCGAAGCGCTTCGCGTCGACGCGGTAGCGGATGTAGGCGCCGAAGAAGCCATCAGAGAAGTAGTTGTCCACCATCTCCCCGCGACGCATCTCGATGTCGTTGTTCCGATAGAACAGCTCCATGATCTGGTTGCGGGCCTTGGCGCTCTCGACATCGCGGGCCTCTTCCACGTCGACTGGGTACCACCTGACTGTGGGATCCGCTCCTCCGAGGACAGAGGTGACGTAGAACTTGTAGGCCTGGACCATCGGAATGTTGTAGGCGGTCGGGGCATTCCGCTTCAGGTTGACGTTGGTGAGCTGCCCACTGGGCAGCACGCCGCCGAGCGGGGCCTGGAAGTTGGTGGCTGATGCACCGGTGTCGCCCTTTGCGTAGGCTCGGGCTCGGAAGCATCGAGTGACGTCACCGCGCCTCGAGTAGGCGTCTTCGTTGACGATCCCCTTGGTGATCCCGAACAGCGCCTTTTCGACCTCGTCCTCAGCCACCACTGGCGGCGGCGCGGCGGCAGCAGCCCGGGCGGCCCAGGCCTCGTCCTGAATCAACGGCGCGAAGGTCTTGTCGAACAATTACCGTCCCCTCATCGCCTGGTGGACGATGTTTGACACGCTGGTGGCGTGGGAGTTGAGGCTACTGCTGATCTGATGCACAGAGTGGGTGATATCGCGAGTGTGGGCGTTGAGGTCATACTGAACGTCGTTGCGCATCCTCCTGACGACAGAGGAAAACTCGAGCGCAGCGTCACGGCAGCGCTCCGCCTCGTCCCTGACGTCGTCCACGGCACGCTCGATCCTGTAGACGCACACGACCGCTACAGAGGCGGCAAACACAGAGATGATTGCCGAGATGTCAGGCATCACGCTTCTTCGTCGCCGGGTGCGACTGGATGTGGCAATGGGGCCCGGTGCCATGGGGAGCCGAGTAGGCCACCGTCAGGTGCGGCCTCGCTGGGTCGTAGGTGTACTCAAGATTCACGAAGGCGCAGGCCTTCGCCACCATCGCCTCGGGAATGTCGCGCGTGCGGAAGTCGACAGCCCTCCAGGCATTGTGGAGGGTGGTCTTGGCGCCGGCAGCCTTCTCTTCTTTGGGTGTACGAAAGATACAGGTGATTGTGGGGACGTAGCCGCGGAGGTTGAGCCAGTTGGCCCAGGCCTCGGCGATCTCCTTCGTCGTCGGACTCAGGATGTCCAGAGACCACTCGGTCTCGATCCGCTCGGAGGCGAATTTGACTACCGCCACAGCCGCCCCAGCGCAAAGACGATAGCCGTGAGGGCCACCACTACCGCCGGGGCGATCGACGACTCGATCTGCTGTGCGAGAGCATGGCATTTCACGGCCATCATGGCTTTCCGAGCTCCTTCACGATCGCCATTAGCGTTCGAATGGCTTCCGGCGACAGTACGGCGAGCATCAGTCCGCCAATCCAGTTCATGACCTTCACTCCGGTCTTGACCCGCTGAATATCGGCGAGGATGCCGCCGAGCTCGTCAGCCTCCGACCCGAACATGACAGCCCTGACGCGCTTAACGCTAGTCTCGAGGCCGGCGACGCGTGTTTCGAGACCATGGATGTCGTCGCTACTCACTAGATAGCCATCCGGCGATCAAGGTTGTGGCATAGCGTCGGCCCCAGGCAGCCAAGACAGACACCGACAGCAACACCCAGGAGCGCCAGTCTGACGTGTCTGCCTTGACCGCTGAGTCCACGATATCGACGACGGAAATCAGGAGGCCCACATAGGCCCCCAGCATTGCCTTTGATCGCCACCATGGCTTCTTGGGGCCAGCGACCACTTAGTCCTTGGCGTCTTCGATCGCCTGGATGACGATGTCGGCGAACGACGGGAACACCGCCTTCGCGACCGTCAGAGCCGCCACGACCTTGTTCGTGCCAGGGGCAATCGAGCCCTGTGCATCCTGGAACTTGCCCACGAGGGACGTGAACTTCGTGAAGAGCTCCACAATCTCGCTGATTTCGATCTTGCCGGGTGTTGGATCTGCCATGTCATTCCTCGCTGTAGCCGGTTGGAGGCTTGGGGATTGGGATCTGAGAGATGATTCGGTTGACTTGGTCGAGGGGAACGGCAGCTTCAACGAATAGGGATCGCAACCGGATGAGCCCGTCGGGGAGTTGCGCAACCGCGACCACAGCTTTGAGAAGATCATCCACCTCAGAACCTAGTTACCTTTTGCAGCTCTCGGAGCTTCTTTCGAAGCCAGGTTAGCTGTAGACTCATTGTACCACCCCGGTTCAGCGCATCTTTCGCTTCGAGAAGTGCCTTGTGGGCCGGTTTCTGGGCCTCGTGGGCCACCGGACACCATTCAGGGCCCTTTACCGGCGTCAGGCAGGCGTCGGCGTAGCGGGCCTCGAGGAAGATGTACCGGTTGGCCTCGGCCGCAACCTTTGCGCTGGGGGGGGAGCTACAGCCTCCGGCCAAAAGCGCCACGACTAGCAGGACCCTACTCAGAAGCCGGCTCCTCCCAAGACAAGACATGAGCAGTGAACACCTGCCCAGTGTATGCCGCGCTGGTGGCCTGGATGCTGACGAAAATCTGATCAATGGTACAGAAATTCGTGCGCCCATCGGTCGCGACGTTGAACCAATCGAACCCGTCGTAGCTCACGTCGAACAGCACGTTGGTGCCATTATCGGTCATGCGCACCCAGACATCTGTGTCCGACGACGAAGACAGCGGCGTTACAACCGCGATGTCGGAGTTGTAACTGGTCGGGCTATTCCACTTAGACGCCTGGGCAGTCCACGTCCCATTTCCGTGGAACGGGGTAATCATCTTGAGTTTGCCGCTCGAGGATTCACGACCGCCGATACTGATCTGGATGTATTGCGACGCCGCGCTGGTTTTCGCACCATAGCGAAGGCAGGCGGTAATCGTGTAGGGAGTGGCGGGCGCCGTCTTGTACCGCAGTGACTGACTATCGCCGCTGGCGGCGATAGGCTTCGAGAGGGTTAGTGTTCCGCGACTCGTCGATCGGGTGGCGGTGCTCTCGTTTTGCCAGCCAATCCAGCCGGAGTCGTCGAGCGGATACATGATACGTCCATTGCGAAACGCCTCCCACGTGGAGCCGGTGTCGCGATAGGTATACCAGGAATCTGTTGGGTAATAGAGCCTACCCTCCACGCCCGCTGCCGGGAGCGACGCGACGCTACCCGATAGCGTCATCACCGGTGGATCCGCCGGAGGGTACGACGCCGACGTCACCCACGCAGTATCCGACGTCTGAACGAATGTCTTCCAAGCGTCGGTGGAGATAGTGGTGGATCCGTTGGACACGCCATCGAGGGTGTCGCCGCCCGCCACACTGATCGTGCAGGTATTCCCGCCAACCTTGTTGATGCGGACTAGCCGGCCAACGAAGCCCTCCGCGGCGTCGAGAGTGAGAGCCACCGCTCCACCGTCCGCGTCGCACTCGGCGTAGGCGCCCCCAACCGTGCCGTTGGATGCGTAGTAGTTCTTGTCGTGCCAAAAAGGGGCGTCGCCCATCGTCTGGACGCCGGCATAAAGATGCACCCCGGTGGAATCGACCATGATTCGGCTCGACTCGTCAAACCCGAGCGTGATCGCGGTATCAGAGTACATCTGGACTTCGTATCCGGCGGTAGCCCGGAAGAGACACACCAGCTCCTCGGCATCACATTCGAAGCCGGTGCCCGATCCGCCCGAGGTAGCGCCGGTAAGGGGGGTTGCCCCGAGGTCCAGGCGCTTAGCGCCGCCCACCACCTGCGCATCGGCCCCACCGACCAGCACCACGCTGGCAAGCAGGGCCACGCCCAGTCGCTTAGCCCAGTTCGATACCGTCATCGTCGGGCATCTTGGTGCCGGGGTTCTGAGCCACGACAGCCTTGCAGACGTCGCGGGCATAGGCAGAGAGCGACTTGGGAACCTCGCGACCATCGGGCAGGGTGTAGATCTCGTTGCCATCGAGGGCCTCCTGGCGCTGAAGGAGATTCATGCCGGTGATGTTGCCATTGGCGTCGAATGTGAAGCCGTAGAATCCATGGAGCTTCCCTGTGAGGTAGAGGTAGAGACCGAGCTTGTTGAAGCCAGCCAGGCCGGCGCTGGGGTTGGTGGAACCCAGGAGCTTCATGTAGGCGCCATAGGTGTCGTTCTTGATGCCGGGGATCGATCGAGCGATCGACGGGGCGGCGGGCGTGAAGATCCAGGCGGCTCGAGCCTGATCCTCCACGTTGGCGCGATCACGCAGCGAGAGTGCGAGCAGGAAGGCCTTGTAGGCATTGCGCTGCGCCTTGTCGATCGGCTGGCCGAGGATGTCGAGCGGCTTGTCGGTACGGAGGAGCCTGTCGAGAATCTCGTTCTCGTTGATCGTCAGCTTGCCGAGATTCGTTGGCTCGCTGAATGGCTCCACGACCTTCTGGCCCAGAAGTGGGGCGTAGAGGTAGTTGTGGTAGAAGTTGTGTTCGTAGGCCTGCGCTGCGGCAGCGTCGCCGTTGAACTTTGCGACCCAGGCATCCCAGAGAGCCACGATCTTTTCTGGGGTGACGCCGCGAAGGATACAGGCCGCGATGGCGTGCTCTGGCGGGCCGAAGCCGCGCAGGCGGGCGAGGGTTTCCTCGACCTGGTCGCGCTGCTCCTTGGTGAGCTGCTCATAGATCTTGAAGTCGAATGCTGGAATGGCCATGTTGTGTCCCTCTGTCGGCGGCTGTTGTCCCGACCGCTTTCTGGTGGTTTATCTCCGCTTGCGCGGCTCTCTGGGTGGGTTAGGGGGCGGTGCGGGAGCAGCCGAGGTTGCAGCCGTTGGGGCGCCCGACAGCGCTGCACGCCGCGTTGCGCTGCGCCTGCGTCAGGGCTCGCCACGCCGCACAGTCGGCCGCGCCGTCCTGCGCGGTGATCTGGTCGATGCGCGAGAGGAGCGCGTCCACGAGGATGCCGCGCGCCCATGCGTTGGCGGTCGCGTACACGGTGCCGCGCGCCCCGCCCGCCTGCGCCTGCGCGTTGGTAGGGCGCGGCGTTCCTTCTCGGTGAGGTTGGGCTCGGGCTTGCGGCGGAAGAGGCTCATCGGAGCCGCCTGTCCGACGCCAGCAGCGACGCACGGAGCGCATCGACGAGGGCCTGCGTAGACGGGACCGGGGACTCGGGCGCCCTCTCGGCAGGGGAGTCCCCGGCGCTTGCGGCAGGCGGCGCGGTGGCTGCGCCGTCGTGGCTGGCGGAGCCCGTCGGCTCCGGGATGGGTGGGACGCTTTGAAGCGGATTTGACTCCGCGGTTGGGGCAACGTACTCTTGGGCTCGTCCGGGCTTGCTCATTGTCCTGATTCCTTCTCTCCCTTTCCTAGCAAACGGCCCCTCCGGTTAGTGGGGTTGCGCCAAGGTCGAGCCTCTTCGCTCCGCTCACAACCTGC